AATGGAGCCATTTGTAGCATTGAGCAATGTCGCACCATTCAACTGCGATTTTCTCGTTGGTGGGGGACCAGGCCGCGCTCACGGTGGTTCCGGCGACACTTGGTTCGGGTACATCTAAATTGGTTTCGGTCGAGATTTTATCGGCAATGCGTTCCATATATATAGTATTCCTAAAAAATTGAAATCTTTTTTATGAATAAATTGGAAAATATAAAATACCAAATCTTGATTAAAACTTGAACCATGTCCGTAACTAACTTGTTCCTCCCTAAAATTATTATTACCAGCCCAGATACCGCGGAAACAATCAGAGAGCAAATCCTGGATGTTATTGCCAATATGAGAATTGGCCGCGTAGTTCTATTTGATTTGAACTTTTCCAAAAAACACATGCATAATTATGCTTACATTGACTTGATAATGAATGACAATGAAGCGGCTGCTAGATTCCTACAGTATATGAGCGAACGCGGGTTTGCTAAAATCCGCGATGAAACACATTACTGGAAGGTCTGTAATTATGTATCGCCCAAACACAGATTTGCTGATGAAGTTTCTTGCGTTGAAGCGTCAATGTCTTACGATGAATGGGATGAACCATCCGAACAATACTTGTACAATGATTTTGTTGAGCAAACTGCCAAAATGGCGCACGTGCTCAAAGAGAATGTAGTACGGGGATTGTCGCTTATGGAACTAGATTTGACAGATGAAATACTTGCTTCAATGATTGGAACAAGCAACCACATGATTGGAACAAGCAACCACATGATTGGAACAAGCAACCACATGATTTGTGAACAAAGTGATTCAATCCATACATACTTGAATGCCGACTTATTGATGTGCTTATAAATCCCCCTCCCCAAACCCCACCATCTGGTGGGGGTTTTTCACGTTTTTATGGTTGTGAATCTTACAGATTCACATCCGAGAAATTGAAATCTTTTTTCTTTCTTCCACAAAGGTATAAAAATTATCAAATGCTATTTAAATTAACAAACAACAATAACAACCTAACAAACCCAGTAAACAAAACAATGAACGCGGATTTAATAACCCTCAACATGTCTATTCCTCTCAGTCCAGTAAATATCAACAACTGTTGCTATGATATTGATGCGTTTCCCAAGATTTCAACTCATGATGAAGAACCAAGAACACGCGGTTCACATGTGTCAATTAGTGATGTCATTGGCACATTTCACCCACAATATGTAGGCACGACATTCCATTTTCTAGAACCTGTGTACAATGATGACACCGACTTCATTACACCTTTAAAAATGCCAGAAAACACAGATGCTGACAACGACGACGATACTGATTCATACGATTCTTGTTCCAAACTAGAATTGGTTCGCGAACAGCGCAGCTATTTCCATCATCGTGATGACTATGAATCCTCATACAAAACAATGGACCCTATTTTCGAAATGCTTTTCAAACCTTGGGACCATCCCGACTTCCAGCCGACTCCCGAATTAGAGCGAATTGACGCATTGTTGGAAAAAAATGCGCACATCGAATTAGAACCCTATTCCGAACTAGACCCTCATTCAATGATATTCAACCCGGATGTGTATTTGGAAAACGAATACGCATCGCATCAATTATACACATGTGAATGTTGTAATGATGACGATTGGGAAAAAGCGCGAGAAGACAATTTCTCAATGCTTCGCGGAAATCTGAGAAAGATGCGTGCGAAAAAAGGTGTATTCGATACCTATCTTTGCGATTGTGAAACGTGTGCTACTTGGAACACCGAAGAACTAGACAATTTCAATAGAAATAATGAGATCGGGCACACAATTACATCAATTCGCGAATACGAGAAGCTACAAATATTTTCGAAGAAGGTGCAACTATCTCTATTAGATGGCGTATGCTATTCAACGTATTGTCATTATTGCTGCCAAGATATGTATGAAAAACGATACGACAGCTTGTATTGTTGCGATGAATGTGAAAAGGCGGTTGAAGTTAAATGTGAACAATGTATTTATAGCGAGACATTATGTAAAATATGTGATTATAAGAATGATGACACATTTAACATTCGGTATGGTGTCAATTATACAACGGAAGAGGTAAATATGACCATTGAATACGCAAAGGAACACGATTTAACAATGAATGAAGCAATGGATTATTTGTCAGCGTGCCATTATTGTGGAAGAGATACGCCATACGGCTTTAAATATTGTAAAGCAATATGCAAAGATTTAGCGGAAGATTTGAACCATGAGTGCTATCGAGGAAAAGATTGTAAGATATGTAATAACTATGCGATTTGTTGTGCGAAACGAGGCATTCCATATTAAGGGACAAGGGACAAGGGACAAGGGACAAGGACAAGCCGACAAGGACACGAGGGACAAGCCATAAGCCGACAAGCGATACCAGGTAAGCATATATAACGCGTTATTTATTTATATATATTGTATATTTTTATTGCAACATGGAACAACACATTGTATCGGCACATTTATACGGCGGTCTTGGCAACCAGCTGTTTCAAATAATGGCAACAATTTCTTATTCCATCCAGCATTCTATGGACTTTGTTTTTAAAAACATTCCGTTTCTTGGACCCCGACCAACGTACTGGAACTCGTTCCTCCGCAAGCTTAAACACAAGACCGACCCCGACATAGATAACACCAAGTTTATAACAATTACAGAATCGTCATTTCACGAAAATCTAGACATAAGAGATAATATTGTATTGGACGGATATTTCCAGAGCCCCGCGTTTTTCAAAAAGAATGAAACCCAGATTTTTCAAATGATGGGAATAGAGGAATATCAGGTTTATGTCCAAGCCTTTTACAAAATGGCAAATGCCAGCAAAAGTATCAGCGTCCATTTTCGCCGGGGTGATTACAAGACCCTGCCTCTATGTCATCCCATTTTACCCGACGATTATTATGCCGACGCGATTCATTATATTTTGTCGCAAGACGCAACTATCACACACATCTATTATTATTGTGAAGACGAGGACGCCGCAGATATAGAAAACATCATATGCGAGTTGAAAACCCTATTTAGTGGAATCGTCTGGTGGCGAATGAAGACCGACGCCGATTGGGAAGAAATGATTTGTATGAGTTGTAGCAAACACAATATTATCGCAAATAGCAGTTTCAGTTGGTGGGGGGCATATCTAAATCCGAATCCCGACAAAATCGTGTGTTATCCCGCGCAATGGTTTGGTCCGCTCATACCGAAAGACGTCTCCACTATGTTTCCAGAAGAATGGATAAAAATATGGACATAATACAAATATGGAGAACACATTTGCGACTATAAAAATAGATTTCATCAAGATGGTTGATTTAATACACAAAATCAATGGTATCAAGTTGTCTAGCCACGTAATGCTCACTCGTTTTAAAAACATTTACGATGAAATAGTACACATGAATAACACGAAGAAACAATTCTTGGTTTGTCTAGAGGCGCTCCATTTCCAGTATAAGGTCCTCATCACGGAACAAGATAATTTGACCAAGATGTTGCTGATGTTGATGAATCGCATCTATCGCGACTATTTCAATTATTACAATGCTATTGCCAAAGAACTGGCGCGATACGAAATTGCGCAACCCATTGTCACAAAACAACACGCGATATATAAAGATACCGAGCCTTTTGCCGAGTTTCAAATAGAGGACATATCCCTGGTTTTTGAAAATGTGAATACGCTTATTAGCGCAATATTAATGAAACACGCGGAAAATGAGAGCGTGGTCCAACAATATAAGAGTCGTTCATCTACCGGTATTTTTATCGGCAATTTGATAAATACGCTCGAATATGACAACAGCGTGTTGGAAGACCACGCCAAATTGTTCTTGAAAAGCATCGATTTTTCGGTGAAAACACAGACGGCTTATTTGACAAAAATGCTGAAAAGGTTTGAAACAATGGTAAATGATATTAACTCGGAGGTGATGCTTCATGATTCGCCGTGGGATAATTCGGCGATGAGTGTATCCGACCAATTGGTTCAAGTAACGGACGATGGTGAACCGCGAGTGTCTCAATGGAAACCAGATGAATCGGACGAAGTCATCGGAATAACAATTGGAGAAATAGGACCGGATACGTAGGATATGTAATTTATTAGTTGTGGGTTTACCAATATAAAGAGAATGCGCAATATTAATTGTGTAATGGGGTATTGTGCCCTGATACACATTGTGCTCCTTTAGCTCAGTGGTAGAGCACTGCACTTGTAATGCAGAGGTCTTGAGTTCAATCCTCAAAGGGAGCTGTTTATGAAATGTACTAACATTTCATAAAGTACTTATTACAAGCGTATGCTTGGAATACAGCTGTTTAAGAAATGTACTAACATTTCATAAAGTACTTATTACAAGCGTATGCTTATAATACAGCTGTTTAAGAAATGTACTAACATTTCATAAAGTACTTATTACAAGCGTATGCTTATAATACAGCTTATTCCAAATAAAATGAATCACGGTTTTCATTTTATTTTTTATACTATTCTAGAATCCAAAACCCTTTTTGAACTTGAACAATTTGTTCTTGGGCGTTTTTGCGGCGCTGGATTTCTTTTGATTACGCGGTTTCTTGCGTTGAGTAGTTCGCGTCTTATGCTCGGCCTTGGCATTCGGGGTTTCGATAAATGCGCTTTCCGGTGTATTTGATTGAGCGGACACTGTTGTTTGAGGTTCCTTGCGACCAACATTCGGATTGTATTTCAAAAACCATTCGTCATATTCGCGCGTTCCGCGCTTGTCTGCCAATTCTTTGAACTTCGCCGTCTTCTCAGCTCGAATATCCTCTAGTCCAGGTTGTTTTCCATAACAATCTATCGAGAATCGTTTGAGAACGCCTTTTTGATTCAGCTTGTTTTTCTCCTGAACATTGAACAAGAACATCGCCATACACAAGATGCGGTCTTTGTGATAATAGTCTTTGCGAGTATACAAGAACCCAAAGTAGAACGAAAGCATTGTATCAATTGTGGCAACGTTGATTTCTTTGCCACCTACCTCTATTTTGTTGTAATTATGACACGCGAGAGGCTCGTACAAAAACGCAACCGAGTGATTACCAACTTTGACTTCACAATGACGCGGGATAATTTCACCTAGCGCCGCGTGAATAATAAGTGTAATTGATTCATCAAACTCCGCCTCTAATTGTTCCTTAATAATGAGCGCATTTCGGTCAATGTCCTCGATGATGACATCGAAGTCGGGGATTTTCTCAATCGACTTGCGCTGATTCACCGGCATGTATTTAGCATAGAGAGAACACGCATATCCGCCAAAAAATACGCCGCCCATTCCGACCAAAGTATCCCGCACCATCGTGTGTATTTTCTCGGATGCGTTTTTAACAGGCGTCCCCTTTTCCAAACTCTTGATATCGGTCAGTTCCATTCTTCGCTGAAACTCGACCACGTCGCAGTTGATTTTGCTATTGATGGGGTAGTGTTTATTTAGAAGTACCAGACGCTTGAATACCTTTTCCCAGCGACTCACATCGCCGGCTGGGCGCGAAAGCTCCAAGAACATATTCATGCGCAAGAAGTTGGGCGAACAATATTTGATTCCGGCGATTTTGATGGAATCCTTCATCAATTCATCAAACACGACATTGTGTAAAAAGGTAATATCGGCAATGGGCGTGAAGTTGACAAATACCTTGAATGTCCCGTGATGAACACCCGCTTTTGCCTCTACTTCTAAATATCCGGCGTCGGCATAGAGGTTCGCCAATTCAATCGCATCATCCATAGCATTTTTCGAATAGAAATCGTAGTCGGGGATTTCCAAATCCTTGTTGTAAAACTGGTCCTGTTTGGGGAGAATATTATTGATGGCGGTTCCGCCATAACAAATGAGAGGCTTCGATTTGAGAAATCCTTCCAAAATAGTGATGATTTTCTTGATATCGGGATTCATCGCTATTTTCTTGGCCTGGATGTTTTCCGTTTCGTCGATTGCTTGTCGGAGAATCGCGAGTTCACATTCCTCGAATGTCATGTCATCATTACATGACTCGTTTTCGTATTTCATATTGAGTATATAACTAAATATGATATTTATTTATTCACAGTTGGCTCACGTTTGGCATTTTTCAGATTGGAGTCGGCAATATATACCGACATTGGAACAAACGCGCATCCATATTTGTTGAAAATAGCCTCATATTCAATGAGCTGTTCGCCCACCTGGTAAAATTTGTAAGCAAGGAATTGCGGATGCCATTTGTCGATGGTATCGTTCGGCATTGGCGGTTTGATGGCGTCAAATTGTGGAGGTTGAACTATCATGAAACTGTCGATACTTGTTTTCAGATTGCGTGTATTGCGGTTCACAATGAGAGTCGGGAGCGATAGCAAATCGCCGTAGGCATATAGAGGAAAGTTGGTGGTTCCGGCCTCCAATGCCACCACTTTATCTAAACACTCGTTGTCATTCGTATCGCATTTGTCATATTCATTCCATTTAGAAGAACTCAATATATCTAGGAAAATAACAACTTTGCCCTGTAATGCGCGGAGTGGTGTTCCACTATTGAATGTACCGCGATACAATCGTTGGCTAAATGCGTTATTTATATGCCTAGCAATACGTTTGTAAATTGGTGCCGAATTATCCTTTATTCGCAGAAGAATAAAGAGAGGGTCGTTTGTAGATGGCGTTGGAGATGAAAACGCGCTTCCGGCAGTTGTATTTAGGGCATCTGCCAATTTTAGGCGATTCGCCGTCGTATTATCAGTTCCCATGGAATTGTATTCGGGGTCGCCACTGTAAGATACATATTCAACGTCTTCTCGCGAAAAGATTTCAAAATCGATGAATCTACAGCCGCGTTCCAATACCAATTTGAGTGCTTCTTTGCTGGAATAGAGTCCGCTGATGGCACTATTGTAAGATGATTTGACAATGAACTCGCGAATGGGTAAACTTAAATAGGCATCGGGAATACCGCCTTTTATTGAGATGGGTGCCTTTTCATATTTTGATTTAAGTTGGTCATGCTCGGTGATTGGACTTGATGCCTCTGTATCAGTGCCTGTTATTGAGAATGGCTCCACGGATTTTTTGTATCTAGGTAGTATTGAATATATGACATATGCTAAAATTAAAACGATTGCGGCAATAAGGACCATTCTTATTGGGTGCATATTCAATGTATATATTCATAGAGGATATGGTTTTTTCAAAAAATATCGTAATAATATAAATGAGCAACTCGTATGCCAAACATATGCGGAGAACTCGTAAAAATGGTGGTATGATTCGAGCTTTACAGCAGATAAGCAAACAAAGACAACCTAGTATTGCTTCAGAATCAAGACCCAAACATAAAACTAGTAGTTTGAGAAATCGCATCCATGATGCTATTATAACTGCTCAAAATGTTTACCCTGTGGCTAAACCTGTGGCAGAACCTGTGACCGAACCCGTGGTTGCCGAATCGTCAAACATTCCTGTGGCTCATGCTGTTCCAGTGAAAGAATCAAATGTTACATCATCGTTAAATGAAATGATTGTTGATAAGAAAATATATTCGGATAAGCCTTTAATAAATCCTGTAACAAATCCTGCGTCCAAGCCTCAGGCCAAACCGGTTGAGGCCAAACTTGTTGAGGCCAAGCCTCAGGCCAAGTCTTTGAACAAGCCTCTTAACAACCCTTTGAATCCAATGCTAAAACCATTACAAGGAAAGTCTTCTGAAAAAGCCTCTATGAGTATGGATAATCTTGAAACAATAATGAATGATATGAAGCCCAAACCCCCTTCAAATAAAAAGGTTAGTGAAAACCCGCGTATAAAACCATTGCCACCTAAAGGACCTTTACCAAAAGAATATGTAGAGGCCCTAGGAAAGATTATGCCACCCAAACCACCGCCAAGGATTGAACCTAAGATTACAAAAAAAGAAGCATCATTATTGAGTCTGGTGAAAGCAATTCTAGAAGATGATATTAAAATATTGACCGAGGCTGAACCAAACCCAAATAAAACACCCGAAGTAGATACAACAACTATTTCCAGGTTCTACATGGAACGCATTCAGGCTTCTAAAATGAAAGATATCGAATTGCTTGTTGAAATGTCCGGGTTGACACAGCATGGCGTGGAGAAAATTGGAATAACAATTCCTTTGATAAAGCTAAATAATTGTATCCCATTATTGGTGGCAACAAAGCTTGGTATGGTGAGGCCATGTAAGCAAATAATGGAAGCCGTAGATGATATGAAAAAGAAAGAGATGCTAACAGATTTTGATGATGATGGAAATACTCCTCTCAGTCTTTGTGCTGAATACGGGTATCAAGAATTATGCGAATATTTTATTAGTGAGCATCAACGACTTGGTATTGATTTAGAAGGACTTGATATGAACCGAAATAAAAATATACCCGAAAAAGCTAGAATAAACGAGCTACTGAAAGAAAATAAGATGGCGGAATTATTATTGGATTCGGCATACGCGGATTTTATAGAAGCATATAAAAAAATTGATGATAATAAAATGAAATACAAATTAGAACTCAAAAAGTTGAGCAATGTTTCTATGAGAGGTAATTCTTTTAAGAAAACGCCTCTCATGGTCGCCGCCGAAAATGGACATCTTGGTATAGTTGAACTGCTTTTGTGCGGTGGACGTGTAAATAATTTGTTGGAAATTGAAAAGAAGCAACGAAAAATACAGATAAGAGCAATAACCCAATCACAAAGATTGTTAGATACTGGCAAAACCAAGTCTAATCGAAAAACCAAAAAACGCACTCTTCATAATGGCGCAGAATTGAGAAACCAACAAGAACTAGACCGCACATGTGCGAATCCGCACGCAATGAATGATTATGGCCAAACAGCATTACATTTATGTGTGCGAAATTGTTGCCCAAGTAAAACCATGTATAAAAGTGTATTTTACGATTCTGATACAAACTCCGATGTGAATGGAAATCCACGATATCAATATAATTTGGTGAATGATGACAAGTATAAGAAAGAGGCTCCAATTTGGCGATTTACGCGGACAATTCATTTATTATTGCGATTCATGATTTTTGATAAGGGAGTTATTGGTGGACCATATAGACCCAATGGATTGAAAATCGCTTTACAAAATGAATATAGATATGATATTTTACTGGATGATGAAATTGATATTTGGTCCGCAACCGCAAATAATGGAAATGGCGCATTCGATATGTTTTGCTTTTCCGGTAAAACCAATTGGATTAGTTTTTTTCAATTGAGAAAAGAGAATCCTTATTTAGAAACAATATCTGAATATGAAAATCCGCAAAAACAATATTTATCCGCATTCATAACAAGCCGAAACGGTAAACTGAAAATCAAAGAAAATGTATTTGACCATCCTGGTGAAAAATGTTTTTTTGTACAAAATGACCCAAATATGTTTATTGAAATGGAAAAAGGTTTTAATAAAAAAGTTTATGATAAAAAAAAATTATACCAAAATAATGTAACTGGTCAATTATTACAGTCAACCAATATAATACATGATTTTGCTACATACTTTGAACACAATTTATATAAAAAGGTTTTTTATCCGGAAACAACAAATTATAAATATTCCAATCTAGATGTCGAGGATAATAAAGACGATTCGGTATCATTAAATGACATAAATGAGAGGGCAATTGAGTATATGCGCTCTGGACGAGATGAATATAAAGGCGTCTATAATTTGAGACGACGTACATAAGAAGATATTATACATGAAAATCATCGTATAATAATTTATTGAATATTTCAACAAATTATTGCCATATAAATGAGAAAAGGTGTAAAGGGTTTATATCAGTGAAGATTTACACTCTTTAAGGATTAAAATTGAACATTTTAATTCCTAAAGGGTTTAAATCCATTATTGATATATACACAATGGCAGGTGGTATTTTAAATCTTATTTCCGAAGGCGCAAATAATGTTATTATTCAAGGTGGACCCAGTCAAAAAACATTGTTTCGTGCAACTTACAATAAAATAACCAATTTTGGGCTTCAGAAGTTCCGGATTGACTATGATGGACTTCGCGACCTCCGCTTATCTGAAGAGTCCAAATTCTCATTCAAAATGCCGCGATATGCCGACTTGTTGATGGACACATATATAGTAATAACGCTCCCTCATATTTGGAGTCCGATTTATCATCCGTGCCCTCAAACTGGTAATAAATGGGCTCAATATGAATTCAACTGGATTCAAGACATTGGTACAAACATGATTAAGGAAATTGAGATAGTGTGTGGCAATTATACTTTACAACGATACTCGGGGAATTATTTAGGCGCAATGGTCGACCGAGATTTTTCGGCGGCAAAAAAACAGCTTTTCAATGAAATGACAGGGAATATACAGGAGTTAAACAATCCGCGAAATTCAGCTAGTCGCAGTAGTGTATATCCATCGGCATATTTTCAACCCGGTAGTTTAGGTGCCGAACCATCTATTCGCGGTCGTACTCTTTGTATTCCTATAAATATGTGGTTCACGATGGACAGCAAGTGTGCTTTCCCGATGGCGGCGCTTCAATATAACGAGCTTCATATCAATATTACATTGCGGTCTATCGAAGAATTGTATCAAGTTCGCGATGTATTTGATGCCACGAATGGATATCCTCTCATGAGACCAGATTATACGAAGAATCAGTTTCAGTTGTATCGTTTTTTACAGACCCCGCCATCAGATAATTTAGACGCCGAATATTATGAAAACAAAACCAATGGGTGGAATGCCGACATCCATATTTTAGCCAATTATTGTTTTTTGTCAAAAGAGGAGGCGCGAACTTTTACATCGGAAAACCAAGTGTATTTGATTAAAGATATTATTGAGCACAAGTTTGAAAACGTGACAGGGTCGAAGAAAATCAAGATACCATCAACAGGAATGGTTGCTAGTTGGATGTGGTATTTACAGCGCAATGACGCATTTATGCGAAATGAGTGGAGTAATTACACAAATTGGCCATATGGTCAAGTACCAAGTGGTGTTGAAGAACCACCTGACACTAATAACCTAAATAATTTTTATAAAATAGTAGATACAATTGGTAATCGTTATTCGCCAATATACAATCCAACTAACATTAATATTCCAATTACCACATTTGGCAACTATCTTCATACAGGATATCAAATAACTGGTGAGTTCAAAGTAGAAAATCAGAAAGAGATTTTGGAAACGGCGGGGATATTATTTAACGGTGAATATCGTGAAAATATGTTATCGCGAGAGGTATATGACTATGTGGAAAAATGGACGCGGACATCGAGTAATGCTCGTTCCGGCATCTATTGTTATAATTTTTGTTTAGATACGAATCCGCACAAATACCAGCCATCCGGTGCCATTAATATGTCGAAGTTCAAGACGATTGAGCTGGAAATAACTACATATGTTCCTCCTATAAATACTCAGAGTGTTCAATATGATGTTATTTGTAATGCTGATGGAGTCGTTATTGCGACAAATAGTCCTGGCCAAGGAGGATCATGGTATATGTACGAATACAATTATAATTTGGTGTTGTTTGAAGAGAGGTACAACGTCCTCTCTTTTATTGGTGGATATTGCGGGCTGATGTATGCGCGATAGGGTGCGCATCTGCGATAGGGTGTGCTTGCGCGATAGGGTGTGCTTGCGCGATAGGGTGCGCATCTGCGATAGGGTGCGCATCTGCGATAGGGTGCGCATCTGCGATAGGGTGCGCATCTGCGATAGGGT